CTTCAGTTCACAATATTTCCAACTATCACCACACCGCCTGAAGAGCACAAAAATAGAAGGAACACACCATATTGATCAACTCTGAAGGAATTGTACAATATAAGGAAGTAGGGATATCCCGTGAGGAGCTCTGTTAAGTTTCCCGTCGAACACTCCTTAACCACGCAAGTCCCTCTCATCCTTCACATGCATACACACACAACATTCATACAACTCAAATGTCCTGCATCTCAAAACACTCCAATGCAGTATCAGCACCATGATAATAACACCAGTCTACGTAATCCATGTCGAGAGTTACAGAACATTCACGATATACAGCCCTTGGTCTGTAAATCATAGGCTGTTGTCGGAAACGACGAGTTACTCGTCTCCACAGCCATCGGACCCATCGATCCATCACACCTCCTCAAAAGAGAAGGTTGGGCCTACCAACCCATCCCAAATATGGCAGTCAAGTGCCTTCCAAGATGGAACCCGGAAAAGCACTCCTTTTCTGCTCCACTCTTGAGCAATAATTGTCACAATTTTATTATAATACTCAGGCCCTCGAGTATACGCCAAACGACAAGCCATTTCGGAATTAACCAAACTAGCCTTGCGCTCATTAACAGATCGCCAAATCCAATTGGCGGTCTCTGTAATAGAGCGCTCCTCCAGAGGTGCCAAGTATTCACCCTCCCTAAAAGGGTGGGGTAGGAAGCCACGTTTCAAATATGTAGCTTCTTCAATGCTACAATAAGGACGTATCTCCCCAGTTGACTTCAATGCATCCGTCATTTTTATATTATAACGCGCAAAGGCTTGAATTAAGGTTTGATTATTAAACCACCCTATAATTTCCTCTTTAACAGAGATTATAAGATCATCACCATTGCACACCATTTTGACAAACTTATTAAAATGGAACATTGAACAAAACTGGGGCGCATATTCTTCTGCCAAATCCAGGTATATCACACGAATATAAATAGAATTACACTCGGAATTTTTCTGCACAGTACCAG